GAACAATTAAAACGATTGGAACTTCTGAATCATTGTATGCAACTATAACCCCAAGATGATAGCCTTTTGATATTCTTGGGGCAGGGGAAACAGTTTCATCACCAACATGAAAGGAAATGCAAGTGGTTCCAGAATTTACAATATATCCATCAGCATTAATTAAACCAAAGCTCAAATATCCAGAACTATCATTGCCTGCAACCATTCCAAAAAAAGTAACTGCATCAGGAATCAACCAAGCTTTAATTGTTTCATCATATGTACAATCAATATTTGCAGGATTATAAACCCATACCATCTGGGGATCATTTAAATTTGGGGTTTCAGAATCAATGGGTCTGTTTAAAGATCCATTCTTATTCTTTTTAACCAGCCTTAGAATTTCCTTGGCTGTTTCAAAATCAAATCCTACTGGGGGTGGCATTAAAAGAATCCTAATCCGGGAAGGGTTGAAAAATCTATTTCACCGTAAACATCAGCAGCAGTAAATAAAATGTATTGGGGATCATCATTTACAGGGTTCTTTTTCCCTGCTCCATCTAAATCAATTGGAATTGAAACAACATTTCCCCCGCTGGTTGCCATTACCAATGTACCATCATCTTTCTTAATCCTATATCCCTGATCTCTAATATACATATCCCAGCCAGTAATTTCTGCATCTGTTATTGTTGTGTTGATTTCTATTTCATAGGTCAACCGCCAATATTGATAAGAACCTTCAAGAATTAATTCTGTTCCTATCCCTTTAATTTTTCCGGTTTTGTCTGTAATGGTAAGGGTGCAACCTGTGCCAGTTGAAAAAGTGTTAGTTGCGTTATTAACCTTGCCAATATAGGTTGCTAAATCATAGGCATCAATTGTTGAAACATTGCAACCAATCGTGAACACTGGTCTAAATCTTTCAATGGTTATTGGGGGTACAAAAGGATCACCTGCAGAATTTCTAAGATTGGTTAACACTTCTGGAAATGAAACAAAGGTTACCCTAAAATCTGGGGGTCTTAAGGTTGGATTGGCTTCTCTATCTTCTGGCTTTTGCCCTTGGTTTTGTGTTTCAACATTTGCGGGCGGGCTGCTCCCATTAGCTGCATTTGTGCTTGCATCGGGGTTGCTACTGTATTCAATAACAACTTTCCAAGTTTGCGGGTCATCAGCTTCTGGGTTGATATTTACCGATTGGGCATAACTATCATCATCGCCTGGGTATAAATCACCAATCTGGGGGCAATTGCCATGGTCATAAATTGCATCATAAATTGAAATATCGGATTGTTCTACTGCATCGGTATGAACAATAAAGGATCTGGTAAAAGTGTTTTGATAACTTTTATCTAGGGTTGCTTTTCTTTCATTCCAAAGTTCTTCAAATAAATCTATTGCCATGTTTCCCCCTTAGACTGGCCCGCAGAATGCCAAAACTTGGGCTGGCCTTTGTGCCAAAATTGCTCTGGCTATTGCCTGTTGTGCTTCTAGTTGTTCTTGTTGCAATTGATTTGCCAAAGCCATTAGCTCTTTGATCTCTTGCTGTACATCTTTGTTTTTAGATTGCATATCGATAGTAGCTTTGAAATCTTCTGCGCTGCCTCTGGTTATTGCGCTGGCAAATTTTGGTTCTGCAGAAACTCCCATGGATGATTTAAGCTTTGCTAATGCCCCTGCTGAACCAATTGCAAATGCTTGAAAGCCCTGTTCTGATCCATCAGCCATCAACATATTTAATTTTTCAATTTCATTTTGATAAGTTTGCAATGGGCTTAAATTTTCATCCAAGAATTTCTGCCATCGTGGTGCTTCTTGAATTAATGGCATATCATTTATTTTTGCAAGTTGTGCCTCAATTGATATTCTGGAAGCTTCAATTGCTTCTTCCAAATCTGTCATGAAGCTGCCACCAGTTCCATTAAACCTAGTATCAACAACCTCTTTTATTTGTTCATCCATTTCATCAATATTAGCCATAACTTCATTTTGTAAATCCATTAATTCCATGATTGTAAAAGTATCGATATTATCAACTTGCTTTGGTTTAAATAAATCACCTGCAGCTTTTGCGTCAAGCTCCATATTCTTTTTCATGTTTCCTAAACCATCTGCAATCTTTAGCATTTGTTTTGCACCTGCAACCAAGATTTCAACGAATGGTCTTAATTCAGTTATAAAATCAATTGCAGATTTAACAATTCTTTCTGCAACAATTTCTATTTCTCCTAGCATTTCTTCAACTGTCATTTTTTCCGTAGTTACAACCCATTGTGTTAAAAATGATTCAATCGAATCTAATACCTTTGCAGATATCATGGCAATAACTGCACCAAACTTTTCAAGCATTGGCGCAAATTCTGCAGCCTTATTTGATAAACTTTCAATAAACTTACTAAACCAAAACCCTTTAAAATACTAACCCCAATATTTTGAAATAGAACTTCAATATTATTTGTAACCCTATTCCAAATCCCAGAAAAAGAATTGGCAGAAGCTTCAGCAGCAGCAAGCATGGCTGGCATATTAGCAGCATCGGAAATTGCTTGTGTTGCTTGTGTTACTGTAACTAAACCTTGGGTTACTCTGCGCTTGGCTTCATCAACTGAAACCCCCATTGATTTGGCTAGGGCTTCAAATACTTGAATCCCTTCCTCTGATAGTTTCCCTAGGGCTGCCATGGTTGCCCCACCATCTGCTACCATGTCTGCAATTTTATCTGTGATTAATGCCAATATCTTTTCGGGATTCCCTAAAGCTACACTCAAAGAATTAAAGTTCTTAATCAAACCTTGAATTGCATCAGGTCTAAATTTTAATGCAGCCAATCGGGTTGCAGATTCACCCAATGCAGTAAAGCTTGCGCTTGGGCCTGACTTCATGATGGTTTGCAAACCTGTTGCCAAACCTGCAAAACCTGTCATCGCTGATAATCGCCTATCTAATTCTTGGAACTTTGAACCTGATTCAATTATCTTTGCTCCTAAATCAATAACCCCTGTAACAAGGCTTTTAACTAAAGCCATTGCACCATCAAAAACCTTGGTGAATGCTGCAGTGAAAAAACCAATCCCAAGCATATCAGTTATTTTCATGCCAGTTTTAGGAACTGCTTTTTTCTCTTCTGGCTTTTTAATTCCCAATTTTACTTCTGTATCATTCAATTTCTTTTCAGCTTTTTCTAATGCTGATAATTCCTTGGCAAGCTTTACTGCTGCACCAGAATCAATAGCCATTTGCCTTGCTTGCATATCCAATTTTTTATTTAGTATGTCGGTTTCTGCTGCCATCTTTTTAGCATTCAAAACAAATTCAGCAGTATTTTTATTAACAGGAATTGGGGGTGGTTTAATTGGAATCGGGGGCGGGGGTATAATCCCTTTGGCCTTATTCTCTAAAGCAATTATTTTCTTTTCTTGGGCTTCTAGTTTTTGCATATCCTCATAAAGCTTTTTAGTTGCCCCGCTATCAATGTTCATTTGCCTTGCTTGAAGTTCTAAAGCCTTGGTTGCCATATCGGTTTCAGACTTCAGATTTATTTGGCCTTTAACAAACTCTGCTGTATTGGTATCAACCTTTGCAGGGGGTTCAATTGCTGCAACTGGTTGGTTAATACCTTTAACTTTATCTTCTTGCGCTGCCAAAGCTTTTTCTTGCTCTTCAAGTTTTACCAATTCATCATGCAAAGCCTTGGTTGCACCAGTATCAATATTCATCTGCCTTGCTTGCAAATCTAATTTGCGGGTTGCAATGTCTAATTCGGTTGATAAGGTTTTCTGATTGGCAGCATAACCAATAGCTTGATCATCTAAAGCCAGCATTGCAGCCATTGAAGCTTTATTTTCTAAAGCCAAATTCCTTTGCTTTTGAGTATTCAACTCAATTAATAAAGAATTATTTCTAAAGGCTGCATCATTTTTAAATAGGTTGGTTTCAAGTTCCTTAAATCCTGTGCTTAATTTTGCCTGTTGAAATTCTAATTCTTTTTCATCCTTCAAATAAAGTAGGGTTGCGCCATCAAGCAAAACCAAATTATCAGTTGCAAGCTTAGTTGCCTGTGCTGTTAAATTCATATTCTTTATCAGAATAGAATTACTTACAGCAGCAGCCTGGAGTTCTTGAACTGATTTGGTTTGGTGGTCTAAACTTGTCGTTACATTGTTTGAACTTGTAACCACAATGTTATTAGCTGTTGAAAGCTTATCAGTTTGCTTGGCTGCATTATCTAGGGCAGAAGTAAAACCAGAAAGGTCTGCTGTAACACTTAAACTGGCTCTGCCTAAATTTACATCAGCCATGTTTAACTACCTTTACCTTTTTTCCCATGGTTGCAAATGCTGCTGCCATGGCTTCTGGTGTTGCAGGTTTGTTTTTTTCACCCAACCAATCAGGAACAAAATCAGAAAGTTTATATTTGGTGCTGGAATGGCAACCAACTAAAGTTAGTTCCAGCATTCCAAATAGATAATCTAATCTTGCATCACCAATTGGTTCAATCCTTGAAAAAGAAATCCATTCCATGAATTCTGCATGGCTTAATTCCTGTTCCAATTCTGCTACTGTTTTTTTTAGATGCCCCGCTAATCTAAAAAGAAATAGCCTTGGGGCATCGTCCCTTAGTTTTTTTCCGCTTCCTCAACTGCCCCTGCACCAATCCGATTAATCTTTAATATTGCATCAAAGATTTTTTCTAAAATTGTAGCTGGCAATTTATTCACATCACCAATATCTGATTCAGAAAACAAAGCTGAACCATCAGCATTGCAACAGCCCTTAATTAACATTCTGGCTCGCAGATTGTCGGGGGTTTTCCCTTTGCCCCTTGCAGCATTAAAATCTGCATCTATGGAATCTCTTTCACCAACTGTTAGACTTCTAACCCAGACAGATCCTTCCCATTCTGGAATAACGATTTCTTGCCTTGGCAAAGAATCTTTTTTGGAAAGGATCTGCAATCTATCTAAAGCCATTTAATTAACTCCTAGTCAATGTAATAACCGTTACCACTAATCTTTACTGTAAAGCTACATTTAATTATATCATCACCTGTTCCAATACTAGATATAGAATATCCAGTAATAATTCCCTGCATGGTATAGGTTGCAGTATTAGGGGCAGGGATAGTAATTACCACTGCAATTTCTGTTCTGGCAAATGCCATTGCAGCCAATGCATCAAAATCTGCTGCTTCAAAATTAGCTTCAAAGCTGGCTTCCCCAGCATCTTCCATTCCTGCCAAAAAGGTATGGGCTTTGGAAGTGTTCGCTAGGTTAGTAGTTTGAATCGTGCCAATTTTTATTTGTGGTGGGGTAATGGAAATCGCTTCCCCAATCGCAGTACCACCAACTGAAATAGTAGTTCCAAAAGTTGCTTGAATAGCCATGGCCAAAACTCCTAAGTAAAGGTTGTAACAGACTCTGAAAATGTAACTATTAAATCTACTGTTGCCCTGTGGGTTCCAGTTTCTGTTGCTGATTCAATCTCCCACCCAACAGACTCGTTATCCAGCCTAGCCATAAAAATATTGGTGGTATCCCAAGTTCCTTGGTAACCATCAAAGGCTAGCCTGATTGATTCAACAATTGTTTCTGCTGCCAGTCTGCTATTGGCAAAAATATCTAATTGCAGGGTTGCAGTTACCACCCCAGAAGATTTCAGCAGGGTTAATTGCCTATCAACCCCTGTTTTTTCAAATACCAAACAGGGAAGTAAAACAGAAGCGGGGGCTGTATCGGGGTAAATCCGATTGCCAATTAAAGCAGTGATTCCTGTTTGCAATTTTATAAAGGTATAGAAAGCTGATTCAATCATTTGCTTACCTTCCTAATGCCAACAGTTGAAATAATCTCTTTCATCTTTTCAGCAAACCTATTGAAGATTTCCCCACCCTTGGAATCTAAAGCTGGATTCATGAATGGCTTTGCAGTTGCGCCTGGGTGTTGGTAGCTGCTTGGCGAAACCTGCCTTTTGGAACCTTCCTTTAAGGGGCCAACAAAAGTTGTAAGCTTTTGCAATTTCTTTGGGCTAATGGAATGGCTGGCTGCCCCTCTTTCAAGCAGGTGGGCATAATGTATTGGATCAAAATTTCTTCCAAATCTTCTAATGGATTTGCCCAACTTTGGCCCAACCAAACCTTGAATAACTTTCTTTTTTCCCCTGCCAAATTTCTTTGCCTTAATGCTGATGGATCTTTTAAAAGCTCCGGTTGTAGTTTTGGTTTTGCTGGGTGCTGCAGATTTAACTGCTTCTTGCAAAGGCTTCATGGCAAAGCGCATTGCAGCAACCAACTTGCCATCTTTTTTATTGCTGGTTAATTGTTGGAACACATCGATTAATTCATCCAATCCTTCAACCTTTACACTGCCCTTTGCTATCAGGATTGATTTGTTTTTCATGCTTCCCATTAGGTTACTACCTCTAAGCAATCAACCTGCATGGTTCTATTATTTTCATCAACATTCAGAATGGCTAATATGTTTAAAATTCTTTCACCTATTTTTATTCTGTGATGATGGCTAAAACCTGAAAGGAATCTAATAATAACCCTGTGGGTTGTTTCTGGCCTAACAGCTTTGGCAAAATATGCTTCTCTTGAACTTAATGGTTTAACAGAAGCTGAAACTGTGTAGTCAGTTGCCCATGCTAAAACAGGTTGCCCCATCCCATCGTAGGTTGTGCTTTTGCTTTGCAGTTCAATTCTAGTGTTAAGCTTGCCAG